CTAATAAATCAAGAGGTTATCACCATCCCATACTAATTTGTCAAAAATTATATTTATCAAATTTTGTTTATCCTCTAAGTTTATTTTATTAAAATGTTTTATAAATTCATTTTTAGCTAGTTCTTTGTTTTTAAGCATTTCATCTTTTTTGCTTTTGTTATTTAGAACTATTTGATATTTGGTGTATTGTACATTTAGTTCTTCAATTTCGAGTGAGAGTTGTTCTGCTTTATCTAGCATAGACTTTGCAACAGCAGTTGAAGCAAGCGCAGATTTTTCTAAAAATCCATCATACATCTTCTTTTTCTTATTTAGTTGTTTTTCTATATTTTCAGCAATATTAAATTCAACATTTTCATCATTTTTATTTAGAATTTTTTCAAGATTTCCATTTTTCAAAGCTGAAAAAATTTTGTCTTCTATCTCATCAACTCTTATTCCTGAAAAGCAATTTTTTCTGCATCTGAAATACATGGGTCTAGTTCCATCCTTTCTTATGGTACCATAGTTTATACTCATTATTTTATTACATTGTTTACATATAATTTTATGTGCTAGCCAACTTTTAGTAGATATTCTAGGTGGTACATGTTCCAATGTCCTTAACCTTTCTCTAACTTTTATCCAAACAGCAGAGCTGATTATTCCTTCATTTTGTGTTATTACAGCCAAATTAACCATCTTATCTTTTGTAAACTTGTTATATTTATAAGTCATGTAGCCATTACCATTAGGTTCTCCAATTGTTTTATATCCAATAGTAGACAAGTATTTATTAGAAATTTCATCTGATGTTAAATAAATAGGATTTCTCAAAACAGTTCCTAAATTTCTAGGTGTTATTCCAGTTTCCTTAGAAATCTTCCACATGGAGTTACCAATAGAAAATTGGTTAAAAATATATAGAATTTCATCTTTTTTTTCAATTTTTAAATATTTACCTCCAATGCCTTCAGAGACAACACAACCATAAGGAGGAGTTCCTCCGCTCCAACGTCCCTGTTTAGCTAAACTATACATACCATCAATTGCACGTCTTTTAATATTTTCTCTCTCCATTTCAGCTAGAGAAGCTAATAATGTCATCATCATTTTTCCAGCAGGAGTTCGAGGATCATAATTATCCTGAACACAAACTAAATCAACACCAATTTTTTTAAATTCCTCAAATGTATTAAGGAAATCCAAAGTATTTCTGGCCATTCTGTCAAGCTTATAACAAGCGACAACATCAAATTTATTACCATGAGCATCAGTTATCATTTGCTTAAATGCAGGTCTATTTATACTTCCACCGCTAAAACCATCATCAGTATATACAACAAACTTGCAATTTTCTTTATTAAAATAATTTTTTATTATTTCAAGTTGAGCGTCTATTGAAATACTATTTTCATCTCCTTTTACAGACTTTCTTAAATATGCTGCAATTTTCATAAAATCTATCCTTTCGAATGTATGTTCTTTTTTGCGTATAGAAAATTCAATCTAGTCATAAGTTTCGGTTAAATTATATTAGTTGCAAATTGGATTAAGCGTTGCAAAGCTATTGGATTATTTTCAAATTCAATAGCTTCACTTTCGCATTCGGGAGTTTCTAAGTCACTGTCAAAATGTCTTAAGTGAATTAATTCGTGGAGTAATTTTTTTATATTATATTCATAGGTTAAATTCGAATTCAGAATAATAACTTTTTGTCCGTTGTTGTCAATAGTAGTTCCTGTGAAAGTACATTCTAAATTCCTAAAAACAACTCTCAATTCCCCGCAATCAATCATCTTTTTCGCATCTTTCATTATGTTAACCATAGCAATACCACCCTTTAGTTTTCTGTTTCTTCCTCAAACATCTCAATCATTTTTATTATTTTATTTTTATCTTTTTCAGTCAATTTTTCAAATTTGGAGAAGAATATTTTATTTTTTTCTATGTATTCATCAAGCTTATTAGTTTTAGGTATGTTGTCTGAATCAGAAATATCACTTTCGAAAAATTCATTTACAGAAACATTAAAAGCTTTTGCAAGAAGCTCAAGAGAATCAGTCTCTATTTTCCTTTTCCCATTCTCCATTTTGCTTATAGTAGACTGAGGTATTCCTGTCAATTCGGATACATCATAAGTTGTCAAATTTCTATTTAATCTTAAAAGTTTTATTTTCTCATGAGGTTTCATTAGAATCACCTTTCTGTTTTCTTGTTAATTCTATTTTAGAATAATTCAAAAATAGAATTATGTCAAGCATTTTGAAGAAAAACGGAGCAATAGAGAGCTAATTTAAGCATTTAATTCTAAAACAGAATTGTAAACGAAAAGATTTAATTCTATAATGTAATTAATTCGAAAACAGAATCGAGGTGAAAATATGGAAGTGGGAAATAGAATTAAAAAAATAAGAAAGCAAAAAAATATGTCCCAAAATAGTCTGGCGAAAAAAATAAAAAATTTAAACCAGTCTCAAATATGTAAAATCGAAAACGGAGATAGATCTATTAAAGCGGACGAGCTTAAAGAAATTGCATACGCTTTGAATATTCCAGTTTCAGAATTATTAAATTAAATAGGAGGCTGAGTATTTATGAATAGAAAAAAGAAGGAAATAAATTTAATATGGATGATTTCAAAGGAAGAGTTCAACAAAAGGTTCACCTTGGCGGTACAAGAATATTTCAAGAACTATATATCAGAAGAAACTCAAAACTGAAATTATGTTTTTTGAATTGTTTTAAAGAAAACCTTATGAAATTACACAACATAATTTACAAATAGTTAATGTATAAACACTTTTTAGATACAAATACTACCTAGTGAGTAAATCAAAAGGAGAGTTTGTATGAAAAAGCTACATTATGAAATTAGATGTGAAGTGACTGAAGAATTTAAAAAGCTGGTTACACGAAACATGCTTATTTTGTATGACAAATACAAAGATAATGAAAGAATATTTCCGAAAAATAGAAATTATAATTAGCAGGAATAAAAGAGACATAATTTACCAATAGTTAAGTAAGAAATCTAATTGACATAATAAATCTTATTTATCATATCTTACAACTTAAAGCAATTACATCCAGTAATTTTCAGCTAAGAGTAAATATTAAATTTAAGTATAGAAGGAAGTGAGGAAATTATAAAAATGAATGATTTAACTATTGACAATGAGTTTAAAGACTTACTACCTCCATTATCAGAGGAACAAAAAGAAGAGCTTGAAAAAGACATAATTAAAAATGGTTGCATAAATTCACTAACTGTATGGAAGAACATTTTGATAGATGGTCATCACAGGCATGAGATATGCACAAGAAATAATATTCCATTCGATATAGTTGAAATGGAATTTAAGGACAGGCTCGAGGCTATGGAATGGATATGGATGAATCAAAAGAATAGAAGGAATCTAACTAAATATGAGTTAGCACAAATAGCATTGAAATTTAAGCCGGTAATAGAAGCTAGAGCTAAAGATAACCAATTATCAACACTTAAACAAAATACCGTTTTGACAACATTGACAAAACGGAAAGATAAAGGAAAAGAATTTGTTAAAGAAGATTTTGAGGAAACTGAAGATAACACAAGAGTAGTTGATTCTGATGGAAATCAGCCAATAGATGGACAAGTTGATTTTTCAGAGATAAATGAAGAAGAAATAAAAACAATAGAGTCAATAAATACAAGGAAAGAAATTGCCAAAATTGCAGGAGTATCAGAAGGGACCATCCATAAAGTTGAACTCATAGAAGAAAAAGCTCCAGAAGAAATTAAGCGGCAGGTGAAAAAGGGAGACATAACAATTAATAGTGCTTATGTTCTTACTAAATCAGCTATAGAGGCAGAAAAGAAGAATACTGAGTATGAAAAAGAGTACCAGAAGCAATTAGAAAAAGAACAGCAAGAACAGGACGCACAAAGAAAGCTAGAAGAAATTGAGAAGAACCTTCCTGAAAATGCGGTTGTATTAGATAAGTTTAGAAAACCAAAGGAAACTCATATTTTTGGGATTGAAGACTTCAATAACCTAACAATGGATCAATTTAATGATTGTATAAAGCATTCTAAAAAATATCGTGATTCAATTAGTAAAGTAGCATTATTAAGTACAGACATAGAGGCATTAATGGCATGGGGGGCAATAGCTAATACTCCAGATATTGTAGAAATAGAATTACAAGATATTAATTCAGCTATCCAAAATTTAATTAAGATACAGAACTATTTTAAAGGAGGTAAATAATATGAGTGAAGCATTAGAAAAAAAGGCCAAAGAAAAGATACTAGAGCAGATGGACGAGCTTGGCGGAGAAATAACTACAGATGATGTTGTGGAGCTATTAAGACCACACTATATATTTAATATCCGTAAGCTTAGGGAACAAGCATTAAGAAGGACAGCCAATAACTTAATGGCAACATATCGTGATAATAAAGGTGTTAGAACTTGTTTTAGCTGCAAAGATGATAGCGGAAATTCAAAATATTTTAATATTGAAACTACAACTGATTTAAAAGCGTTGAAAAATATTGAAATCCAGTTAAATAAAAAATATAAAGGCCTTAACATTTCTAAGAAAAAAGTACAAAGAAGAAGAGATGAACTTTCAGGACAAGTATCATTTAAAGAAGTTAATAATTCATAGATTGAGGAGGAATTATAAAATGTCAAAATACAGATTACACGTTGATGAGACAGTAAATAGATTAAACTTCATTGACATTGAAACAAATCTAAATGAAAAAGAGGTTGATGCATTACTTACTAAAATTGAAAAAGATGAGATTACAAGTGCATTGGATTTAAAGCAAAGATTAGAGGCGCAAGGTGTACAGGTAAAATCAATAAGAGCGAATAATGCACCTTATTACAGAAGCGCTGAAACATTGGAAATTGAGGAACTAGAAGACGTCAAAATAGAAGGTATTATGGTTAAGTTCAAAGCTTGTGATTTAAGCAAATCATTAATTGAACAAGCTATCGATGAACTAAGGGAAAGGATGCATATTAGTATTTCAGTAAATGGACCACAATCTGACACAACTATTAAAATAAGTCAGCAACTAGATGAATTGATTGTTGTAGAAATGAGGTCTAGGCTATGAAAAAATGTGAAGATTGTGATGAATGTGTATATATAGGCGAAGGTGATTATGTCTGTATGAAGAATGAACCTAAAATTGTTATTACTGAATTTATTATTGCAACAGATGATTATGGACAATGTGGCAGTAAAAGCAAAAAAGCTATCAAGGAAACCGACCAAAGTATTCCAAGATAGCGCGAATGGATTATATAAATATTTTCAAGAACATTATAACACATGAGAGGAGGAATTCAAGTGTTAGTTAGATGTCAGTGGAAAACTTGCATTAATTACAAGGAGGGAATGTGTAAAGCTCCTGCAATAGAACTTAAGAGCTTTGACTACGAAGAAGATAATGAGGAACTTGAGGGATTAAAATGCGACAGTTATAAATATGATTCCTTTTGGATGTGTAAAGAAGGTAGAGAAGTTGACTCTAAAGATTTTAATAAGGAGGCTGATGTAGTTGGCAAATAATCAGATACAAGCATATGTGATAGGTGCATTAAATGAAAAATTAACTAGCATGTTAGAAATAGAAAAGCAAGCACTTCCAGAAGGGTTTAATGGACTTAGGTTTAAGCAAAATGTTTTAAGGGTTTTAAATACTGTTAACTTAGAAAATATGAAAGGGCAGGAGTTTAACCTTGCTAAATGTATAATGCGTGGAGCATATCTGGATTTAGATTTTGCTAACAATGAATGCTATGTAATTACCTATAAAGGCAAACCAGAATTTATGACTGACTATAAAGGCGAAACCAAGCTTGTTAGGAAGTTTAGTTCTAAAAAAATTAAAGATATTTATGCAAAGCTAGTTCGTTATGGTGATGAGTTTGAAGAAGGTGTTGACCATGGTAAGCCATATATAAACTTTAAGCCAAAGCCATTTAATAATGATGATATTACGGGGGTTTTTGCAGTTGTTTATTACGAAGATGGTGCGATGGAATACGAAACCATGTCTAAGGAAGAGGTTGAGTATATTCGAGACAATTGGAGCAAAAAGGATAAGTATGGGAAGTTTTCTGCTGCATGGGTAAAGAGCTTTGGTGAAATGGCAAAAAAGACTGTTTTGAGAAGACTTTGCAAACATATAAATATTGACTTTGATAACATTAAGCAGCTTGAAGCATGGGAAGAAGGTTCGGATATGGAATTTGAAAATGAAAAGCCAAAAGAAGTTGCTACCGAAAAAAGTGATCTTGAAAAAGAGTTAGAGGATAATGAGGACATTGTTAAACAAACTGATTTTGTAGATACTCCATTTGAGGAGGTTAATGAATATGAGGATAACTAAAGAGAACTATTACAGCCTAGAAGCCGATTTAAGCACTATGTCAGTATCACAGTACAAACTATTTAAGCAATGTGAATTAATGGCTATGGCAAAGCTAAAAGGGGAATATAAACAGAGTGAAAGTGATGCATTCCTATTAGGCAAATATATTCATTCATGGAGTGAAGGAACTTTAGATGATTTTAAAAAAGAAAATCCAAGTTTATATTCAACTCAAGGAAAAACTAAAGGAGAATTAAAATCAACTTTCAAAGTAGCTGAAACAATGGTTAAGTCATTAGAAGCTGATTCAAATTGTATGAAATTTTTACAAGGTGAAAAAGAAGTAATTATTCAAGGCGAATTATTTGGTATAAAGTGGCGTGGAATGGTAGATGTGCTGAACTTAGAAAAAGGATTCTTTGCAGATTTAAAAACAACCCAAGGGATCCATAAAAAATATGCTGGATTGACTTTTATTGAGCATTACGGATATGTAGAACAAATGGCAATCTATAGAGAGTTAATTAAGCAGCAATTTTGCAAAGATTTAATTCCATACATTGTTGCAATAGAAAAGAATGATAATCCGCTTAAAGCAATAATTAAAGTAGACGAAAGGTACACAATACCAAAGCTTGAGGAAATTGAGTACAACATCGGGCGAATTATAAAAGTTAAAAGTGGAGAAGAAAAACCAATTGCATGTGGTTTATGTGATTATTGCAGAGCTAATAATAAGGTAACTCAAATTTTAACAATAGAAGAATTGTAGGTGATTGAATGTCTAAAGTGTACTATTGGCTTAAATTAAATAAGGATTTTTTCAAAGGTAAAGAAATTAAGAAACTAAGGAAAATAGCTGGTGGAGATACTTACACAATAATATATTTGAAGCTTCAATTGCTTAGTCTTAAGGATGAAGGAAAGCTGTATTTTGATGGAATAGAAGAAACATTTGCGGAAGAATTAGCCTTAGAACTAGATGAAGATTCAGACAATGTAAGTTTTGTATTAATGTATCTAAAAAAGTGCGGATTACTGAAAGAAGTTTCAGATTCAGAGTTACTTTTAAATGAGGTTCCAATGTCAATAGGAAAAGAAACAGATAAGGCTCAACTAATGAGAAATAAACGCTTTAAGAATAAAAAATTAATAGAGAGCGGTAACAATGTTACCGAAGAGTTACCACCTGTTACTTTTTGTTACACAGAGATAGAGATAGAGAAAGAGATAGAGAAAGATATAGATATAAATAAAAAAACTAAAAAAAGAAAAATAACTTCGATTGATTCTTTAATTAACAACTATACCAGTAATGAAGAATTGAGAAATACTTTAGTTGATTTTATAAAAATGAGAAAGTCAATTAAAAAACCTATGACGGATAGAGCTTTACAGATAATGCTTAAGAAACTAAAGGGCTTATCGGAAAATGAAGAAATACAAATTAAAATTTTAGAAAATAGCATAGAGCATTGTTGGCAAGGTATATTCGAACTTAAAGAAGACCATAAGAACCAGACAACTATACCTACCAATAAAAAACAATATGATGCATTTCAATTTGATGAATAGACAAATAGAGGTGATTAGATGGATACAGAACAGTTACAAATACTACCACAAAATATAAGAGCTGAACAAGAACTCTTATCAGGTATATTTTATAACCCTAAGATAATGGTACAAGCCGTAAATGAGTTGAAAACAAATGATTTTTATAGATCAAGCCATCAATTAATATTTAACGCAATGTGTGCATTATTTGCAGATGGGAAGGAAATAGGAATAACACCAATTATAGAGGTTTTAGGAAAAGACAGTCTGGTATACGTCGGAGGGGTTTCATACCTCACAGAACTAATGACAGGTGGGTTTAAATTAAATGTAAAACAATACGTAGACATTATAAAAGATAAGTCATTCAGAAGAAAGGCGATAAAATCATTAAATTCGGCTATGAACGCATTGTATGACGATAAAATTAAACCAGATGTTTCAATCAGTAAAATGTCAAATGAATTAAGCCAAACAGAAGACAAAAGTCAAATACTAAATGATACGCAGTTACTTAACGCCACAATATCAAAGATAGAAGAAAGATATGCTAATGGTGGAGATATTCCAGGAATGAGAACAGGATTTCATGACTTTGATAGAGCAACAAATGGAATGAATAAAGGAGACTTATTTGTAATCGGTGCTCGTCCATCAATGGGAAAAACAGTTACTGCTTTAAACATAGCTGACGGACTAGCGAAAAACGGTAATAATGTGCTTGTATTTGAAATGGAAATGGTAGAGACAGCATTGGGAAATAGGAGATTGGCTTTCAATTCAAATGTTGAAGCACAGAAATTAAAAACAGGAAAACTTAATGCAGAAGAGTTTGAAAGAATACTTATGGCAGCTAACAAATTATCTAAGAGAAATGGAATATTTACAGATTGCAGCAGTTACCAAAACACATTAACTATAAAAGCTAAGACTAAAGCAGTAAAACAAACTCATGGTTTAGATGTGGTAATTGTAGATCACTTGACTTTAATGGACATACCTAACACTGGAAATAGATCGTCAGATATTGGGGAAGTTACAAGGCAATTAAAGATGATGGCTAAAGAATTGGAAGTAACAGTAATCGTATTATCACAATTATCTAGAAAAGTTGAAGAGAGGGCAGATAAGAGACCAACATTGGCGGATTTAAGAGAATCTGGGAATATTGAACAAGATGCAGACTTGATAATGTTCTTGTATCGTGATGAATATTACAACAAAGAAACAGAAGACAGAAATATTATTGAATGGATAATAGCGAAGCAAAGAGATGGAGCAGTTGGAACACTTAAATTCTATTACTTGGATAAGCTCCAAAAGATCGCTAATATAGATTGTTTAAGGTAAAGGAGAAACAAATGGTAGTAGTTGAAGGAACAATAAAAGGCAAAGCAAGGCCAAGATTTTACAACGGACGTGCAGTTACAGAAGATGGAACAGTCAATTATGAAAACTGGGTGAGAATATGTTATCAGGAACAAGATAAAAGGTATCTAGAAGGTCCAATAAGAGCAAATATATTTGTTTATCATAAGGTACCTAAATCTTATTCTAAAAATAAATTACAAGCAATAAGACAAGGATTAGAATACCCACAGAAGACTCCGGATGTAGATAATATTGCAAAGATTGTATTAGATTCATTAAATAAAATTGCTTATGAAGATGATAAGCAGGTTATAGAGCTTACGGTTATAAAAAGATTTACAGAAGAATTAGAAAGAGTCGAATTTGAATTGGAGGTAATAAGATAATGAGTAAAACAAGTGAATTAGCGGATTTAAGTAAGAGAGTATTAAGTATAGATATTGATAGCCCTGTATTTAATGCAATGTTAACTGATTTAAATGAGGAAATACAAAGAGTTATAAAAAGTGTATATAATGGTGAATTTGCAAGTGGAGAAATATCTTTAAAATTGGATTTGAAAATAAGAGATGCTTACAAGGAAATACCTGCAACAGATGATTATGGCAATATAATAAATGATAAATATGAATATAAAAAACCCAACTTTGAACATAAGATAACATCGACTTTAAAGAAACAATATAACTCAAAAGGTTGCTACGACGAAAATAAAGAAGTTGTATGGGACGATATAAATGGAAAATATGTAGTGCAACCACTAATAAATCCTCAAATGAATTTCATGGATATAAATAAGAATAGAGATTAAGTGAGTTCTTGCAGGACTAGGAGTGTTAGCAGCAGGGATTACAATTGCTAATGTTAAGGCTACTGCAAATTAAGAGGGGATTTTCCCCTCGACATAATATATGTATTGAAGTTGAGCTTGAAGGTATAAACCTAGAAGAAATTAATAAAAATGAGGAAAAGGAATAAGGTTATGAAAAAGTTATTTGTAGAATGCAATGATGGAAGTAAAACAACTTATACTATAAAAAACAATGTGGACCATATGCAATATGTAAATAGACATATAAATTACAGTTATGTGAAGTCTATTATATTGCAACAATATCCTAAGAAAGATAATGAACCAATAATATATAAGTAATATTCAATCTGTAGATCCTAGGAGGTGAAAATGTGAATATTTATGATTTTTATATTACACCTGAAGAATATGAAATTGCTCAAAGAAATGGAATTAGTAGAAAAACTTTAGAGTATAGAATAAAAGAAGCGTATTGGGATGAAGAAAAGGCTATAAGTATTAAGCCTAAAGTAAAGAAGAAAATTCCTAAAGAAATAATAGAATTAGCAAAGAAAAATGGAATTTGTTATAGAACATTATTATCAAGAATAAAGAAACTTGGAGATATGGAAAAAGCCGCTACAGATCCTGTAATTGACGGCAGAGAAAATATACTTAAGGCAAATAAGAAAAGAGTAAAGTATTCTAGAGAGCTGATACAATTAGCAAATAGTAACGGTATTAGTACAAAATGTTTTTATCAAAGGGTAAAAAGAGATAGATGGGATTTAGAAAAAGCAGCAACAACTCCAGTTATGACATCAAGTGAAATAGGGAAAATGACTAAAGATAAAAGTAAAAGGGTGTTTGATATTATTTTTCAGAATAAAAATAAAAAACAAATTCGTAATATGCAGATAAGGTGA